TCAGCATTATTCTGATCATCGAAGATAGTCAGACCGGCTGTACTTGATATAGCCCCGCACCCTACGGTACCTAGCCCTGAGACATTGCCGCTTGTATCGAAGGTATAGTTACCATCTGATAAGGTGCCATCAAGTGTAATATTGCGGAAGGTGCCGATGTCCTTGTTAGAGTCCACCACTACAGCTTTGCTAGCCACCACCGTCCCGGCGGTGATGCCATCGATAGTCTCTAGCTCTGCCTCGTTGATGACAGCACTGCCGATAGTAAAACCAGTGCCTGTAACAACGCCCGTGCTAGTGATAGCCCCAGATGCTATCGTGCCTAACCCAGAGACATTGCCAGAGGTGTCGAAGGTATAGTTGCCATCTGAGAAAGTCCCGTCAATCGTCACGTTGCGAAAGGTGCCAATGTCCTTATTACTGTCTACGACAACGGCTTTACTCACCGCTACTGTCCCCGCCGTAACACCATCAATGGTTTCTAGCTCAGCTTCCGTGATCGAAGCTGAACCAATGATGAAGCCACCAGAGGTGATAGAGCCTGAAGTCTGCAATGCCCCAGAGCTATTTAGCGTCATCTTAGCAGCATAAGAGCCACTGGTATAGTTCTCCCAAGTGCGGATACCGCCATCGGCTACGCTGATCTTCCACTTATCGGCATTATCTTCGCCAGCATCGGCAATATGATAGATGTCAGCCGCTGCACCAGAGGCTCCTTGAACGGTGAAAGTCTGAACGCTTGCGCCCAACCCTGAACTACCGCCTGTCAAGAACTCAGGAACACTGCCAAAAGCAAAGGCAATGCGCCCCGTAGAAGCATGAACTACTGTGACCGTGCCGACAACTTGAATATACTGACCGCCCGTAGGACGGGTCTTCGTCCACCCACCCGCCGTAGTATCCAGATAGATCAAGTCTCCGACAGAGGTAGAAGAGGTATCTATACCGCTTAACTCATAAAAGACTGCTGCAGTGCCGTCCGCTCCATTTGCCGTCGTTGCGACAAGGAGACCCTGAGCAAAGTAATTGCTGCTGGCCGTAGCATGGGAGACCGCCTTGGCTACCTTGGGATAGTTCGTAGTCCCATCGGAGTAAGTGCCACTGAAGTAGACAAGGGTACCTGCCGAAAGAGATCCCCCGGTAGCATTACGCACCTTGATACGAACCGCATCTATATTAGCATTGGTTCTTATATCAGCAGGGACAAGACCATTCTCTTGGACATTAGTCGTATCCAACCCCGTTGTATTAAGAAGCGTCTGCACCTCTGTAAACGGAGTAGAGACATGAGTCCAGTCGTGCGGCTTGCCGTTAGCTCCAGAAAGTGTAAGCGATAAAAGTGGCATTAGCGTCTATCCTCCACATACCCAAGCATTGACCATGAATTAACCTGAAAATCACCCGTTATATTGCCATTATCGTATATCTCTAAGTCGAACTTCCTACCTAGTATTCCCATTAATGTTCGTTGATTCACAAATTCTCCTGCATTCCATCCAGTGCCATCACCCCAAGTTCCAGTGGAGGACTCCGACCCCCATGAGATCAAAGAGCCAGAGAGATCCATCTCTACCTCATTGGACCTTGCCCCACCATCGGCTATGACTCTGGCAAAGAGCGAACTATCGCCCACCAGCGTAGCACGGAAATAAGAGCAACGAAGGCTTTTCTCATGCTGACGCACCCCATCCTCCATGCCATCATACCCATCTCTACGGATATAAAAGGGAATACTGTAATCCGTCCCCTCTATAGAGTCCTCATCCTGATCGACAGAATCCATCTCATAGACCCACCCATTCTTAGCGCAGAGGCACCGCAGCACCCCATCGGTATCGGGAGCATTGCTGTCTGGATGTATACGTGCTGTGAACAAGGTAGAAACAGGGAGGTCTTTATTCTCATTATCCCTGATCCTCCAGTAAGGATATGCGGTTTCGCCCATAGCGAAAGACAAGGCAGAGGTGAGGCTAAGGCAGCAGAGCATATCATTCTGAGTGCCTCCCCCAGCATAGGTCGTCTTCTTAGTCACTGCGAAGCGAACCTCGTCGAACTCTGGCACATAGGAACCAATAACATCGTCAAAACGATCTATAGCCAATGCTGGCAACCCTTGATACTCGATGCCACGACTTGCCTTTGCCAAGGGCGGCGAGAGATCCAAGAGCGAAGGCAGTCCATTGCCTTCCTGATAGAGCATCATAGGGCCATCTGTAGACCAGAAAAAGGCTACATTACGCCCCGTCTTACCCTGCGTAGCCGGTATAGGAACATAACTCAATTGTGAAGAAGGACCGATGAGCGTAGAGATATGATCATTATCCCAATCGTAAGGCGAGGCAGTGCCAAGATAATAGGAGCGTGTAAAGGTGCGCCCCCCGACAATAAGGAAAGATCCAAGCGTTCCTATAGCCGTTATCTTCTCCCCATGCGCTCCTGTAACATCAACCGACAGTGCCGCATCCCAAGAGGTAGAATCCCTGATACCAGAAGGGAAGAAGGTAAAGGGATAAGTTGCATTGCCAGCGAGGATAAGGCGATTTGCATAGACAGCCCCTATAGAGCTTGGATTGGAGTAAGACGACTCACCGGGAGTAGCCCAAGCACTGCCTGTCCATGACTGCAAGGTCGTCCCGTCTATGACATGAAGCTTGTTGGCGAACATAAGGAGGACAACACGCTTATTATTTGCTATGGTTCTAGACTGAGCCGTCCATGTGCTATCAGAGGTGTTGAAGAAGTAAAGATCGGCATTGGAAGCTCCTTCTTGGATGATACAGAGCTTCTGTGTGCCATCGTTGAAATGAGCGTCGAAACCCGCTAGCGTATCTAAAGAGTCAGACCCGATGCGCGTAGTCGCAATATGCTTAAGGCCTTTATCCTTGGTGACAGCACCACGGTTGAAGAGATGCCCATTTCTGAGCACACGATACCGCCTAACGCTCTCAGAGGCATCCTGACGAATGCCATCAAAGACGGCATCCTCCTCCCAAGTAAACTGTCCACTTCGTTCAATCACTAGGTTTCTTTCTTGGTCTGCCCCTCTTCTTATAAGGGGTTTTTACGCCAGAGATAGGAACGCCAAGGGGGATCTTAACCTCGATACGAGATTCTTCTTTCCTCTCCTCACCAGACCGACCTCGGTGTTGGATCTCCCACATCTCGTACATATTCATTGGCCTGTCTCTTTCCAGTGTTCTCTAAGCGTTTTCATTTTAGTTGTCTTCTTAGTTCTTGTGGTAGCAGCCTTCGCAGACGTTGGCTTGTTAGCAAGCGCTGCACGAAGAGGAACAAGACTTGCTCTTTTTGACAGCTTGCGAAGATGCCGTTGTGCTTCATCTAATGAAGAACCTTTTCTCTTACTCATTATTTCTTATCCTTATCTTGATGGTGACTGTGGAGCGCCGCCAGCAGTAGGCCTACGCTTATCTCTTAAGGCACCACCAAGACCGCCAGCACCTAGGCCAGCACCAAGGAGAGCCGTATTTAGTGTAGACGACCCTTTACCCATGAGCTTTTGAAAGGTCTCCATAAATCTAGCCATATCCTTATTTGCACGATCATAATCCTTCGGCTTGCCAAGGCTTCTGAAGCTACGCGGGTTTAGTGTCGGCCAATCAGGGTCACTCGCTAAGGACTCAAGAGCGTCAATCTTATCGGCAACAGTCATATCTGAAAATTCGGCTAATAAATCTTTGATTTCTGATTCGCTTACTTCATTACTCCGAGGATGATCTCGCAGTAATTTCTCAGCCAAATACTCAAGCCTCTTATCTTTCGCAAGGGGGTCGCCACCCAATACTCCTCGCGTGTACGGAAGTGCTCTTTTGTCTGTCTCTCCTACGGGAGCATTCGTGCGTCCTTTTAACTCAAAAGGATCTCTGTCAGGCCAGTGCTTATAACCTTCCTCCGTAAATGCCCCTCTTGGAGTATTATCTAATTGAGAAATAGGGAAACGATCTGGATAATTTTGTTCGCGCAGTCCCTTCTCAAAGTCCACGGTGCCTCTGTAAGGCCCAAACTGGGCTTTAGCCTCTTCAGGCGTCATACCGCCTTCTATCAACATCTTTTCTAGGAAAGCTTGTTCCTGACCGGGAGATAACTCTTCACCTTCTGGCCTAGGATGTTTCTTTAAATCCATTCCCCCTTCAGTACGTTTCTTATAAGGAACTTGGGTTTCAGCCAGAGCCTGACCCAACTTCGGCTTCGGCTTCGGCTTTGATTTTGAGGCAGCCTTAGTAAGAGCCTCAAGTAAAAGCTTGAATAGATTGCCCATAGGTTATACCCCATGATCCACAGGCACGACGATCTCATCTGCGGTCATCTGTCGCTTTTGCAGCCACCCTAAGAGACTCATCTCCAGCCCCGGTCTCCCCGGCGATCCGTAGTATACAGACTGTATCTCTCTGAGCCTGTTCCTATTCTTGATAGCCCCATCCATCGCTGCACGAAGAGGAACAAGCTGATGGAAGTCCTCAGGTACCGGAGAGAGGATGGCGAACTGCGTCTCAGAGCCTGAATCAATGCTCAACGTCGTAGACCATGCGGCACTGACAGTAATACGTCTGGTAGAGCCACCCGTGTAATCGCTTATAGTACGCAAATCGCCAATGCCATCATTCTTTGTCAGTAGCACCGTCATGCCATTATAATAGTCATCTCTTGGATCGGGAATACCAAAGTTAATGGTATAATTGGGATCGCCAGCGTAGAAGTCCAAGGTAGTCGTATCCTGCCCATTTATAGCCCCTTGGATCATATTGCCGAAGATAGGCAGATAATAGACGCGGATAGAGTTAACACCTCCCGGCGTACCCATAATACGAACTTGATTGCCTTGCAGGATGAAGTGATGGTGGTTGGAGAGGTTGGCAACACCGGGGGATTCAAAGGAGAGAAGCTCACGCAGTTCCTGCACGGGCGGCATCTCAGTCACCGTATCGGTATTCTCAATGAAGACGATACGAGATCCCAGACGGGCATTCTGCGGAAGGTCATAGAGGTTCGTATCCGCTACCGTATCAAAGGTATGCGT